TTTTGCTGACAATGATGGTTTATTTACAGCAAGACATTATCCTAAAGATGGAGATCTTATACAAGTTAATATTAGGTCACAGGGTGATGAAACTACATATAAGCCAATAAGAATAGATTTTTCAGTGGTTGACTGTCAGCCTGCCGGTGGAGGTGGCGGAGAATCAGCTAGCAAATATTTAATTACAGGTAGAATGTTTGTTCCAAAATTATTTACAGAATCTGTTCAATACGAAGAAGAAGTTACAAGCTTTGATGCCTTATTAAATATTGCTGAATCAATGCAATTAGGTTATGCATCAAATGTTGAACAAACAGCAGATGTAATGAATTGGACAAATCCGAATGACACGACAGAAACATGGATACAAGATATTGTTGCAAATAGCTATTTAAGTGATGAATCATTTTTTACAAGTTATATTGATCCTTATTATTATTTGACAATGGTTGATGTTAATAAATTATTTAGCCAAGAAGGTGCAATAGAGGCTAGTGAAACTTTTGCGCAGAATGCATTGGACACTGTTGGGGAAAGCGGTGCTGAAACAGGTGAAGCAACACCAATGCCATATATGTTAAGTAATATGACTCAATTCCAAGGTGGGTCTGGGTATATTTCTAAATATGAAATGGTTAATAAGAGTGGTGAAATTAGTAGAGAAAATGGTTATAAGAGATATACGCAGTATTGGGATTTGGAGGCTAAGGAATGGATTAGCGAATTTGTAGATCCTATAACCAATGATACTGAAGGAATGGTTCCAGCAACTAAAGGTAGGCTTGTGAACGGTGAAGTAGAAGGCCCAAGAAACGACCAAGTTAAATATAAATACTTAGGTACACAAGGAGATAATGTTCATCCTGAATTTCAATATAGCAATGTATTAAATTATCAGAATATGACTGAGATTAAAAAGATGGGAATGATTATAGAATTAGATACTGTAAATCCTGCAATTACAAGATATAGTAGAATATATTGCCAGATAGTGGAATATGCAGCAGGTGTACAGGAAACTATATTAAAACCTGCCGCTGATTTAGATGGTGTTGAACAAGAAGAAGGTGCAGGGGCATTACAGGAAAGAACCGGTGAAGATGGTGAAAATGATGCGTCAACATCTGGAAATCAAAATGGGGTTAAAAATGAATTCTTAACAGGATTTTATGTTGTGGATGGCGTAGAGTATTTATATTCAGCTCCAGGTCCTTTAAGAATGAAATTACATCTGTTAAGACGCGAGTATGTTCCAACGACCTAATAAATATAAAAACAATACAAAAGTATCATGAATGGAAATAATAATAATGCCAATGAGCTAGGAAATCCTTTTACAGCAGCAGGTGTTAGTGGATCTTCTTTAAATAGTGGATCATTTCCAACCGCGTATGATTTTGCAAAGAAATTTGTAAATCCTAAGAGTGCTAACGGGAGTGGTAATAATGGAGTTACTTCATTAGATGATCCTACATATTTAGGGTATAGTTTAATGTTTGATATTACATCACCGTTATTTAATGGTGCTATTGCAGGTAATCCTGCTATTGAGACAGGTGGCTCTGGTGGTAATTACCCACAAGATTCTGAATCTGCTATTTCATATCTTCTGCAGATAGGTGAAGCAAACCGAGTAGAATATTTAAAGGCATTTATACAGGGGTTATTAGAAATACAAAACACAAGACCGTATTACTTTCAAACTATAGCTGGTTTATTAGAGGCTTGGGAAAAATCTACTAAGTTTGAAGAAGATCCTTTTACAGGAAGTGAAGGAGAAGAAGGTATTACTATAGGATGCCTAGAGGCCATAGATTTAAAAATAACTGCATTGTTTAATTTATATAGAATGGCCGTGTATGATGTACGATATAAAAGATTTGTTTTACCTAAAAATCTAATGAGGTTTGATGTTTATGTAAGTGTACATGAAATAAGAAAATTCAAAACAACAGTAAGAGGAGTTGAGGCAGCTGCTAACACAGCAGAAACTAATTCTGCTACAGTTGTAAATGAAAATACTTCTCAGCTTAGATTTAAATTTACTCAATGTATATTTAATGCTGGTGCAAGTGGTAAAGTTTTTGAAGGTGTTACTAATACTGGTGGTACTGTAGCAACAACTGAAATGAAATGGACTTATGGCCAGCTTGAAATGCTATCTCAATATTCTGGCTTTAATACATCACTTGAAGAAGATAAGAAGCAAACTATAAGCTCACCAGATATGATAGGTAAACAGAAAAACTTCTTTAAAGATAAGCTTGATGGCGTCGTGGACCAAGCCAAAGGGATTGGTGAGTCTGCATTAGCTAATCTTAAAGCAGCACCAGGTAATTTATTAGCAGCAGCACAGGCAAGAATAGGTGGTATAATTGATGGAGCAGTTTTAGGAAATGTATTTGGTTTACAAAATCAAATATTAGGTGCATTAACAAATCCAGGTATACTTAATGCTGCAGTAGGTGCAGCCTTACAGGGAAGCGGTTTAGGTGGAGCTAATGCTGGAAGTATAGCAGCTAGCTTAGGCGATGGTGCATTTGATCCAGCCGTAGCAATCGGGAGTTCATTAAATGGTTCTACATCGGTCTTTGATCCATCAACAAATACTGCAGGTGGTTTAAATTCTGCTAATGCATTTGGACCATCAGGACCACCAGCAAATAACACTTTACAATCTTCAAATATATTTAACTAATGGGAAAAGTAAATCCAGACAATTTTAATGCAGATGATTTAAGAACTACTCAGTGGGTAGGTATAGTAGAAGATACTGCAGATGATATCTTTGAAGGAAGATGTAAGATAAGAGTATATGGAAAGATGGATGACAGGGTTGATCCTGAAGATCCTGCAAGTGCATACAAGATTCCTACTGCAACTTTACCGTGGTCTAGGCCTCATCAATTAATGTATGGAGGGAGCGCAACAGGTAGTGGTAAATTTGAAATTCCAAAATTAGGATCTATTGTTAGAGTTACATTTGATAATGGAAACTTTTATCAGCCAGTTTATCATGAAAACATTTATCCTTCAGATGAAACAAAAGGAGAGATAGAAGCAGCGTACCAAAATTCGCATGTATTAATATATGATACAGCATTTGGTTTAACTGGTGAGTTGCAGGATGGCGTTTCTGAGGTTACAAATGAAAGGGAAGGTGAGCATGTTAAAATTTTCTTTACTGAAGAAAAAGGAATAATGATGGACTATACAACAACTGAAGGACCAACTACAATTAATGTAAAGCCTGATAACTCGGTTCATATAATTAATGCTAATGGAGATTCTATGGTAATGCTTAACGATGGAAATATAACATTTACCCATTCTGCTCAGTTTACAATTAATAGTGGAGCTGATACAGTAATTAATGCTACAACAGATACACTTATTAATTGTGTTAATGCGGTAGTAACTGCAACAGGTGAAACTCATATTAATTCACCAAGAATTAAATTAGGTGAAGCGGCTGCTGAGGCTGTTATTAAAGGTGATACATTTGCAGGTATATTTGATTCACATTATCATATTGGTAATTTAGGTGCTCCTACTAGCCCTCCTAACAAAGTTACCGCACCTGCACTAAGTGCCAAGAATACAACTGACTAATATATAAACTATAAATTAAAATAATAAACGATGCCTTTAATACAACCCGTAATTACCGCCGCTATGGATGCTGCCTTTGTCGCAGGAATGGAAGCAATGGCTTCATATTCAACTGGTGCGGAGGGAACTCAACAAAATGATAAAGGTACTGTGATTGCCGCAGGTGCAGCCGCGTTTGCCGCTATTGCTGGGCCGGCAATTACTACATATATTCAATCAGCAACGGTAGTCCCTGGAATTCCAGTTGCAACTGCAGGTTCACCTTCAGCTCAAGCCGGTGCAACTACTGGACCAGGAGTTATTCTATAATCTTAAACTATTACATTTTTAAAAGTATAATAATTAAATCTAAACCGAGTAATATATAATCTATAATAACACTCTTAATAAAAAATAATGAAAGAACAAGAAATCACAATCCAATTAAGTGATGATCCATTTGACACTAAAGTAGTAAAAGTACAAGTTCCGCATGGTACAAAATTAATGAGCAATGAATCATATGCAGCTGATGCATTATCTATGTATGGTCTTACTGATGCTACTCTTACAAAAACCCAATTAACAGAAGATCGCATTGCATATACTACAAGAGGTCAGATTACTTTTATATCAGATGATAAATCAAGAGCTCTTATTGATATTGGATCTAAGCATACTGCGTACTGCGCATTAGCCAAAGAACCTGATTATATTGTTGAGCAATTAGAAGTAGGTATTGAGATTGATGTAAAAATTAAAACCAATACTAAAACCAATGATGTGATTGCTTCAATTAGTGATGCAATTATGGAGGTTAAGTTAAAAGAAATGAAAGATGCGATTGGAAACAAAACAATTGGATTTAATGCAATAGTGAAGGAGTTAATACATGGTGGGTATTGGGTAGACGTTGCAGGAATTAAATGCTTTATGCCAGGATCTTTAGGTGGCTTAAATAAATTACATGATTTTAATTCATTAGTCGGTAAAGAAATAATTGTAATGCCAATTATATTTTCAAAAGAAAAAGACACGATTGTAGTATCACACAGAGAATATTTAAGAACTATGATTCCTACTACTATTGACAATTTAGAAAATACTATAAAAGAATCTAGAACCGGGTTTGTTACAGGAACTACTAAGTTTGGTATATTTGCACAATTTGATGAATGTTTAACTGGTTTAATACCTAAGGTTGAATTAACCGAGGATACTCAAAGAGAATTGGAAAAAGGTAGTATAAAGCCAGGGGATCCTATTCAATTTTGGACCAAGGAAATTATATCAGATAAGAAAATCATATTAAGCCAATTAGGACCTAAGATTGATCTATGGGATGGTATAGATGAAAAATATAAACCTATGATGATTACTGAAGGTAAAGTTACAAAAGTTACTTCATACGGTGCCTTTGTCGAATTAGAAAAAGGAATCAGTGGCCTAATCCATAAATCTAAACTTAAAGAAGCAAATCTAACCAAGGGTGATATTATTAATATTAAGATCGGTAGTGTAAATGTTAGTGATAGAAAGATTACTATGAACATGGCATAACAGCAATCCTGGTTTGAATATATAAACAAATCAGGAACTACATGTACACTAACGAACAGCTAAATGCAATATATGGATCCAAGATTGGAATTGAATTTGAATTCTTTGCCAATGAAGGAATGGATGAGGTTAAACGAAGCCTATCACAAGCTCTTAATAAACAAATAAGAGTAGAAGAAAAGGCCCATAGTGAATTCACGCCTAGCGATGAAATATTTAAATTAGAACCAGATAATTCTGGAGGCTCCGGTATGATCGAATTGGTAACTGGGCCAATGCCGTTTGTTGAATCAAAACTTATTATAGCAAAAACTCTAAAGTGGATCCGTGAAAATGGGTCCACTAACGAGCGATGTAGTATTCATATTAATGTTGCTTTTGATGGTAAAAAATTAGGAGCAGGTACTAATGTATCATCTTTAGACATAGGTAAATTTGTACTTAACTTTAATGAAGAAGCTGTATATGAAGCCTTTCCAAATAGGAGAGATTCGGTTTATGCTAAATCTATAAAGTTTATTGTACCTCTTAGTGGTATGACTCAGCCATCACCTGAAAAAAGGCTATGGAAAAACTATATGTTTGTTACTGAAAAATATTATGGTGTAAACTTTTCTAAATTACCAAAGAATTATATTGAGTTTAGATACTTAGGTGGTAAGGATTATGAAAAGAAGTACAACACTATATTAAACATGACAGAACATTTTGTCTTATCTCTTTATGAAAGTTTAGTTGATCCTGTATATAATGAACATGATTTAAAAATATTAGATTCATTATTAGAAAAACACAAGAGTGTAATTGAATCTTATAAAACTTATTCTGCATTCAAAACAAATTATCCTAAGATTAAGTTAATGGTTGATTTAAATACTTATGACCAGATAGTAGAAACATTTTATCCTAAAATGAGAGAAAAGATATTTGAGTTATTAACAAAGGCAGGTTTAAGTGAAGGTTTAATTAATTACGATGCTGACACTGGTAAAATGCAACTTAAAAATGCTGAACTAATGAAATGTTTTGAGATAAGTGGAATTGATATTGTTGATTGTAAAATACAAGGTAATATTATAGACTGTGATATATTTAGTACTGAATTGATTAACTCATCAATGTTTGAATGTAATCTATTTGGCGCTACTGATGCTATCGATTCTAAGATAGAGGATTCCTATGTAAGCAGACATGTAGCTGTCAAAGATTCATATGTCTTTGGTCCACGTGGTGTATTCAGTGGAGATATGGAAGGTGGCATATTTAGAAAAGGTAGAGCTACTGAATTTGCAAAATTTGAAAATACCGAAATTATAGAAATAGAAAAAATATAAATTAAGATGGCTAATCCAAATACTTATTGTAATGATCCAGAAGAAGCTGCATGTTTAGATGCGCTAATAAAAGAAATTAATGACGACTTAACTATCGCATGCCAATTACCTTTTACCGTTCCTAAAAAAGAATTAGCTCATATTATACAAAGAGCAAAAGGTTACTTTTACAAAATATATGAAGATAGTGTAGAGCAGATGTATATTGCTTTACCAGCAGGTGCTCTTTCTAAACCCGAGTTTAAACAAGGTGTACCTTATGGTAGTGGTGCCAATCGTGAAGTTATAACTAATAAAGATAACATTAATAATCCAAGAGGTGTTGTAAAAATGCCATCAAGAGTATATTCAGTTAATGCAGTATTTGAGATAGGTGGCTTTAGTGGTGAAGATGGTGGTTTTGGTAGTAACAGTTTTAATGCAGATGATGTTGATTTTTCAATTGATAAGTTTATCTATGATGATGTCTATGGTGCAGGATTAGGAAGCGAAAATTTAATGTATTATGTTGTTAACTCATTATTTATGGATAATGCAAGACAAGTTCTTTTACCACAAATATCATATACTTATAATAGATTAACTAAGAAATTTAGATTTCAAGGTGAATTACCAAAGCAAGCTGTTATATTTGAAATATTTTCAACAATTCCTGATTGTGCATTATTCCAAGATGAAGCTTTTATTAGATACTGTATTGGTCAAGCTAAAATACAATTGGCTAGAATCCTAGGAACATTTTCTTTTAACCTTCCAGGTAACATTACAATTAATTATGATCTAATTTCAAGTGAAGGTAGGGAAGAAGTAGATAGAGTAGTTGAGGAGATTAAGAATGATGAAGGTGTTGATTACTTTTTCACTGGGTAATTATAATATAAAAGCTATTAAATAAAAAGAGAATATATAATAAAAATTAGTGTTTTATAATGATAAGAGATATTTATAGCCGAAGTATAGATGCGCCTAAATATAATGATCAAACATTGGAAGTAAGCGATACATTATCTCAGTTAATTATAAAGATAGAGAATTGTTTATTTACTAGGAAAGGTGATGTTCTAGGTTCACCGGGTATTGGTGCCAATTTAAATGATTTAATATTTTCATTAGTATTAAATGAAAACACGATACAAAACAATATTAATGGACAAATCGCTGCATACTGTTTACCTAACACAGGAGGTTTTACCGTAGATTGTAAAGTAAGTTTTTTTTCGACAGATGAAAGAGACGGCGCGTTTATTGATATATTTGTAAATGAACAAAGAGTTATAGGGGCTCTTTTTTAAAAAAGAAAATTGAATGTCATTTTTTAGTAAAACAAGAATAAAAGCAACTGAGCTATTTGAAGATTCCTTTGAATATCTCCAGCGTACTTATGACCAAGCAATAGAAACATTTACACCTGCATCACCGTTTGGTCAAGTGTTAACTGTGGTTGCCAACTTAGGAGAATTAATATTCTTTTATATAGAATCTATAGCAACAGAGTCTAATATTGCACGAGCCAGAAATATAGAGTCAATATATGGATTATCTAGATTAACAGGCCATGACCCTACACGAGGTATATCATCAAGAGGTATTATTGGATTACGTTTAAATACAAGTGCGTCTACTCTCCTCAATGGAGATTATGTACAAATTATGAATGGTTCCAGTTTAGAAATTAGCCAGAATAATTTAACTTACTTCTTAAAATTTAACAGTGACTTTATAAGACTAGATAAAACGACAAAAGATTTTGTCAATGTTGAAATAATACAAGGGGAAAAAGATGAGCAAAGTTTTACAGGTTCAGGTTTGCCATTACAAAGTTATAACTTAATTACAAAAGATCCTACCGATCAATTTTTAGTTGATGTTTTTGTAGATGGTGAATTATGGAAATTGGTAGATTCTATATATGATATGAACCCAGGTGAAAAAGCTGCAATGGTTAAAACTAGTGTAACAGGTGGTTTAAGTATATTCTTTGGAACTACCCAGTTTGGTATTTCTCCTGCATTAGGATCTCGTATAAGAGTTACTTATATAAAAACAAGAGGAGCGTCTGGTAACATTGGAGGAAAACAAATAGATATGAAATTTTCAGAACCAGGTACAGACCCATCCGGAGAAGAGGTAGATTTAAATGAAATTCTTTCTATGAATATTACAAGGAATCCAATGTTTGGTTCTGATTCTGAAGATCCTGCGTTTACGCGATTAATTGCACCTTATGCAAGTAATTCATTTGTATTGGCAAACCCAAATAATTATATTTACTATTTAAGTAAGTATGACTTCTGGTCTTTTATAGATGCTTACAATACAAAGAATGATGAATACTTAGATGATGACAATATTATTTACTTATTTTTAATTCCTGATGTAAGAAAGAAACTTACTAGTGATATTGATTATTTCAGTATTCCTGAAGTTGAATTTTCAATGACCGATGCTGAAAAGGAAATGACATATGAAATACTTAACAAGAGTGGACGACAGGTTGTTACAGCAGAAACTAGAATAGTAGATCCTATTATTAAAAAGTATGCATTAAATGTTGTAATCAGATGGTTTGAAAATTATGATAAAGATGCTATAAGAATTGAAATAAGAAAAAATCTAGATGAATATTTCTTAAATGTAAATAGAAGAGATAGGATACCTCGCTCTGATATTATTTCAATAATTGAAAATGTAGAAGGTATTGATTCAGTAAATGTTTTCTTTATTTCAGAAGAAAATGAAAATGCTATTAGAAATGGTTTTTATGAAATTCCTGTTTATGGAACAGATCCTATCACAGACCAAAAAGTATTAATTGAGAATAAAAAAATTGTATTAAAGAAAGGTGAAGATCCGCAATTAGGATTGGATAGTTTTGGAGATGTTGTAATAGAAAATAATGACTTAGCAATAATCAGAGGTGGTTGGACTGATAGAAATGGAACTTTTTATGAACCAATACCAGAGGCTAATAAAATAAGTTCTCTTAATGTATTCTATAAAGAAGAGATTCAAAATAATCTTTACAATAAAATACAACAAGAAAAGTACAATTCTGTAAAAAGAAATAGAGGTACTACAATTGCAACAGGAGTTAATGCTGCTGGTTTAAATACTGGTAGATTACAAAACACACCAATAATTAAAACCTTAAAAGACAAATAATATGGCAACAGTTAAAGATAATAATACAGGGTACCCTAGTTTATATAGAGCAACCCGCGAAGAAGGCTGGGTTTTAAAAAACACAGGGTTTGATTATGCTGATAATTTATTAAGAAATACAATGTCTTCATATATGTTCCAAAATCCTAACCTAAGAGAATTCTTAGAAAGATATTTAAATCCTATAATGGTATTTTATATTAATAGAGTTAAATATTTAAGAATTTATTTTAATTATGCAGTTCCTAAATGGTATCAAAAAATAAATTAAGAGATTGTGAATAAGTGGAAACATTTAATTTTCTTTGATAAAGAAGGAAAGAATTACAATATGGACTATGACAGTACTACTGACATGTGGTCCGGTGATATATTCTTGCCTCAGGTTTCTATTGATTTGTTTGAAGTAGGGCAATTATTCATTTTAGAAAAAATGATTAATGCAACAACCAATACTTTTGAATATGGCTACCCACATGAATCTACAGGTGCTACTGGTGGCTGTGAGTGGGAAGTTGAGTGGGACACTGAGCAGCCTAATGAAATATTTCTTTTTCAATTTAATAAAGATTTTAATACAGGTACCCAATCTGCATTAGTCCAAGAACCTGATGGTCCACCTTTAGTTAGATATGATAACATAAAAATTCCATTAGAGTTTGATCCTAATCAAACTATAAGCCCAGAAGGATTTATTATTAGTGATAACATAAAATCAGAATCATTACAACTTAATATTGCTTTTTCATCAGGTAGTGAAAATACTTATAAGAGAAAGCTTTTAATTGTTGACACATGTACAAATACTAAAATTGCAGAGTTTACTGTTTGGGCTGAGAGTATTGAGGAAGATGAAAGATTGAGAGTCATGACGCAAAACATGGGCTATAATGTTATTGCATCGGATAGTACAATTTTTAGAGATACTAATTTAAAAGAAGCATTACCTGACTTTGTAGAAATAAATTTAAAGCGTAAAGAAATTATGCTAGAGGGTAGTAATATTTACCCATTCATAGGCTCATATAAAGGATTAATAAATGCAATTAAGTTTTTTGGTTATAGCAATTTAAAGGTTAAGGAATTTTGGAAAAATGTAAATGCAAATTCTCCACAGTTTGGAAAGTATATTCAAAGTAATAGTGTTGATTTATTTTCGCCTACTGCGCAGTTTGATGATCTTAAGATAACCTTACCAAACAAAAACTTTAGAAAGACTAGTATGTTTAGTCTTATCTATAGAATTAATAAAATTAATCCTAATAAATTCACAGATGAGGATTTACCGGTTACTGAAGAAGTACAAGACTTTACTATAGAGGAAGTTTTAATTAAGTTATTTGGTCTAAAGAGAAAATTAGAAAACGAATATTTACCACTAAATGCTCATATTAAAGATATAACAGCAGAGGCTGATTTCTTTGGTTTATTGGAAGTAACTAATACAATTAGTAGGAATGCAAAAAATACAATTAAAGTAGGAATTAGTACAGACTTTAAAGTATCCCCTAGTTCATGTATTTATTTAGAAGATCTTAGAACCTTTGATAACTTTTGCTTAAAGGAAGCCGCTTATGTTGGAGTTACACCTGTTCATTCTGGTGCTATCATAAATTTTTGTAATGCTTATATTGCACCTCTTACTGCAGGAACTGCGGCGGTTGGCGCTAATATGATAGCAGGACCATATACACCAGGCCAAGTTTTACCTCCACCACCAATTGGGCCAGATGTTAACAGCATATTAGGAACACTACAGGATGGTGGTAATGTTTCAATCCAATCTGTAGCTGGAGTATACAACGCTTATTTTGCAAGATATGCACCAAACCTAAATAGAACATTAGCTGAATATGTACCAGGTGAATCCTCAAGAAGTTTACCTGACCAACCTGGAGTTAAATCAGGAGCGTTAATAACTTTAACTAATGATAGTTTTAATAATGTAACATGGAATAACATAGATAGTACATGGGATCAAATAACTAATGCAAATGATTTCTTTACTTTTGATTTTAATGTGCAAGGAGCAAACGTAGGAGATATTTATAAATTAACAGATCCCGCAACTTCAACTGGTGCTACACATACAGTGATACCCGGTGATACTATACAGTCAATCACAACTTCACTATACAACCAAGTAGCATTATTAAAAACTACACAGACTGATCCGTGGTTATGGTTTGATTGGTCTCAAGTAACAAATGACATTGGTCCATGTATTAGGTCTTATGGTAATGATGTTAATAGATTTGTACCATCTGTTGAATTAATTAACAGTGCAAGTGGTGGAGCTTATACAGAAACACAATTACCTGGTGAAACTTTATTTACCTGGGATGCTGTTGGTGCAGGTAACTTTACAGAAATTGAATGGACTATTTACAAAGATGCATCTGATATTTCCCCAGCATATTATTTTAGTATAAGAGGAGAAATTGGAACTTATGGAACCTTGCCTATTACATTACCTTATGTTGGTGATTATAGTGTAGAGATGAAATTGTTTGATTTATATAATAATATTTCATCATCAGTTAAACATTCTGCAATATGTGTAGATGAAAGAGAAGTAGAATATTCAGGATGGTATCAAAGTAGAAAAAGAAAATATACTTGGAATGTTGAAGGTAAGTATGTTTGGAACGATTATGGATCTTTATGGGATTTACCAATTGAACCTTCCATTACCTGGGATGAGGAAACTCCGAGTTTATATGATTCTTTAGACAGAGTTAATGCAATATTAAATTCTTTTGGTATAGGTACCCCTACTGATTTTCAATTAATGAACTATCAGAATAATGGTAAAGCTAGTTTTAGTGGACCTTATCAATGGAAAAATTTAAATGCGCCAACTTCTACGTGGAATAATACATACCACTTGTGGTGGGATATGACTGCAACAACTGGAGACACTCCTGCATTTTTCGAGTTTAGCCAAATACAACCTAATAGTTATTTAAAAATTGTAGATTCTGACGGGGTTACTGGAACTGAATATTTTGATTTTACTATTGATACTTTAAGTAAGGTAGTTAATCAACTTAACATAAGCACTAATAATATAATTAATAAGTATGTTTATAATCTTGTTATGAATGCAAGTGGTAGCCAAATTTATGTTCAAGCCGTATCTAGATATTATGGAAAGTTTGGTAATTTTAAATCAGTAGACATGGTTGATGTTAATGGAGATAGAATTTGTGAAAGTGGAACTGGTCTTACTGATTCCGGTAGCAGTTGTTTGAGCAGAATATATAAGTCAAGACAAAGTATATCAAGTAATCCAACCTGGAATACTGCTAAATTTATTAATGATGGAAGGACACTACCACCAATGACATGGGCAATGTTTGTCTATGATAAATGTAGAATTGTTGGTAAGGCTGATCCTAAATGGACTATCTCTAATACTACTAACTCATCCGTGGCTGATATATATTTTGAAAGCAAGTATTTAACATATCTTTTTAAAGACCCAGGAAAGTATATGATAACATTAGAACTTACTGATACAAATGGGAATAAATATAAAAAGGGTAGAAATATCGTAAATATAAAACAAATAAAACAAAATGGCAATTAGCGTAACAGAAATATTAGGAACAGATTCCTTATCCGGCTCAAGGCTGGTAATCAATGACAACTTTAATGTTCTTGCAAGTGAGATTAATTCAATGGAGGTGTATTTTTCACCATCTGCTGGAACTATCACTAATTTAAATAATCTTTCATCAGAAGCATTAAGAGTAGGTTTAAGTACAATACTACTAGATATTAATTCTAGTACATTTGATATTTTAACAAATGTTAAAATGACTGGTAATTTAAATATGACAGGTGCTGGTATATTTAGAAATGATACAAACATTCAAACACTTAATGATGTATTTGCCGGTGGAAGCCCAATCCCAGTAGGGACAAGCACAGCAATACCAGCTTATACTATGAATAGGGTTGGTAATTCAACCGCTTCACCGATAGCAATTACTTTAAATAGTGGAAGTATAGGACAAGAAATTTTCTTTATCTATACTGAAGGTAGTGGTGATGTTGTTATTTCAGGGGTAGCAAGTAACCTAGTATTACCTGGTGCTACAACAAGCCCAAACAAATTAACATTAAACGCAATAGGACAAAGTGTACATTTGCTAGCTATTGATAATGACCAAGGGCAGGCGGTCTGGTTCCTAGTAGGTGGACAAGGATACGTAATAGCATAATAATTAAAAGATAAAAACTATACATGGCAACAACGCCCTTAATCAGAACACCACAGGCAGACGGAGGAACTTTTTATACATTTTCTTCTGCCGCTAAAGACTTATCTAGGACTCTCAATAATGATGGTCTTAAATTAGTCTTTTCTAAATTTGTGCTTTTAAATTTACCAGACTTTGATAAGTTAGAAAGCAATCCAAATAATCCATTTGGTAACAAGGAAAACTATATGCAGTTTGATACTATTGATGGTGCAATATGGAACGGTGGCTTAAAAGGTGATCCTAATGTTAACTTTACTGAAAGTCTTCAAAATTACGCGCTAAATATAGAAGAACTTATTATTAGTGATCCAACTTATGATAATACTACAAACTTATCTGTAACCGAAAGAGTATTCTTTAAATGGTTAAAAGAATGTGGTGCATTAAGATTTAGAGCAGCTAGTGAATTAGAAAAATCAGGTACTGCAGAAGGTTTAAGATTTGTTGAAGAAGATGAGGCAACAACAGGAACTAGGCAATATAGAAGAGTAGTAAAATATATTGGGGAAATTGATATTGTAAATAATGTAGACAGGGCCGGAGAGGCGTATACTGAATTGTATATTAATGTACCAACAGAAGTAGGTGGAACTCCCACTATCCTCTTTGATTCAGTTTCTGATGCAAATTACCAACCATCTTTAACTATACAAGGATCAAGTGAATTCATCTTAGGTAGAAATTCTGCAACTATACATCCACAAGGATTAAGCATAAGTGCATTTTATGATTATGATAACCAATTACAAGGATTAGGACCTGCAGGTTATACTGATCCTGATGCAGATTGGATGGGTCTAGGGCCAGGTGTTACTAGTGCAATTACTAATGCATACTTTACAGAGCCTTCATCATTCGAAAGCGTGCTTAATGCTGAAATTATAAAATATAAAGGAGATTACAATAACCCAACAGGTTATATTGGATCTGCTTACCTAAGAAGTGAGTTAGATGGAATTAGTGTAGATTTTAATCCTAATGATTATGAACAGATAGTAGCTGATAATACAGTAAGCACAATACCACAATTCAACGGAACTGGGCTGTCTCAATCATTTGAATTTAATGCAGTATTAGTTTATTATGATATGGTAGATCTTAGTGACTCTACTAAAACAACTACTAACTTATATGGATTATTATTATTAGATAATGTAACACCAACAACAGATGGTGGTTATATACAAAGATATCCTAAATATAAACCTAACCTAGTTACTGGACAAAACGGTAATAGTTATGGTTTTAAAATTAATTTAAGATTTGATGCATCCCCAGGTAGTGCAGGTATTGATACAATTATTAATGATTACAATACCTTTTCAATGGGACTCTTTTCAGATGCATCTGCACAATTGCAAACATCTGCACAAATATTCCAAAGACAGCAATTAGAGATTGCTGATATTGAGGTTAGGTTAGCTGCAGTAGAAAATACTTTAAATGCTGTTAGTACTTCTGCATTCTTACAATCACAAATTGATAGTTTGCAATCTCAAATTGATAATGCATCCTTAGCTTTTGCAAGTAGCACTACACTTTTAGATTTAATTGCTAAGAATTCAGATGAAATTCAAATGTTAGCAAATGGCCAAGTTTCAACTACGCTACAATATAATACTGCCGTGGTAAGACAAGGTTCTGGTATTACTGTTGATACTAATACACCTAATCAAATACATGTATCTAATAATGTACAAGCTTATAATTTTATGTTACCATTTGATAATTCAGATGTTCAAATAACAACAGCTGCACCATTAAATATAAATGTTGTAGCTCCACAAGTGTTTACTACATTAGGTACATATTCAAACATGCTAAGATTAGATACTATTAATCAAGCAGGTGGAGATTTAGATATTTTTATTGATGATACTACAATTACATGGAAGACCGGCCAAACAGTAAGATTAACATTTAATAATATACTTCAAATAGGATCTAGAGATATAAGAATATTTACAGATGCACCAAGTAGATTAAATAGTGGAGCATTTGGAAAAATAGCAGCAACTATACCAAATGCAAGTTTGAGTGATATTCCAATCATTGATTTGATTTGTACAGAACAAGGAGTGTTAACATTCGTATATGATATAGTTAAATAAATAATAAAATTGAAACCTAGATAATGGCTGAAAATAATTCAATACAAACTTTGCTTCCAGAATTGTTAAGACTCTTTAACAATTCACTGGAGAGCTTTGAGAAAGTTAATCAAGCGATTACTTCAAGCAGAGATTCTGTAACTGTTAACATACAAAATAATGATGGGACTAATTCTAGGCTTACTATACCAAGTTTTGGATATCTTAAAAATTCAGTTGATAGGTTAAATACAAATATTAATACTATAACTAATTTTAATGATGCTAATAGCTCAATAAGATTACCAGATGGTACGTTTAGAAAATTAGTATTAGCTCAGTTGCCAACTGAGGCCGCTGACTTAACTACAATTAATTCAGTTAATGAATTCAATATAAAGCCTAACTGGTTCTTTGAAGAGTTGATTAATCCATTACTGTATATCTCATTTGATATTACCGGACAGGCTCCTATTGATACCGAGAGGGCTATCGTACAGCGCTATATTTTAAATACTAATAGTCAAAGTAAAATTAATTATTTTGAAAATGAATATAATGGAAGCTCGGAAATTAATTATAATAAGTTTTTACAACAGATAGTTGAAAAGAACATATCTTATGTATTAGATGAAGCAGTAGTTGATCTACCGCCAAGAGACAAGAGATTTTCAGGTAACTTTAGTGTAATAAGAATTGGTGAAGAAAGTATAACAGAAACAGTTAATGGCGTTGAGCAAACAACTATCCAAAAACTTTATAAGCTTAATAAAATATTTTATACTGATTCAGAGGCTGATTTTGCAGATACAGTCCAACTAAAAGTAGGTGATAGCTTAGAAGTTGTATCTACACCAGTTGATACAAGATATACTGTAACACAAATTGATTCAAGTACTAATTCTGTAACAGTGAGATTACAAGAAGGGTCTAGAACTATAAGTATTGGTGCTGATGTATTAAAAGTTGGGTCTTCATTAAATGACTTATTAGAAGTTGATGTTACTGTAGGATTTAATGAAAGGTGTGTAACCTTTGTAAAGCCTATTGATCCTAATTCAAAAATACCTGCAGTTAATTGGTCGCCGGGTAGTGGTTTTTATACTAATGATTTAAACACAATTGATTCAAGCGGTAACCTACAAAACTTAGCTGATTATTATCAAAGAAATGCTGTTGATTTTGGAAGGTACTTATTATCATTTGCACAAGATAAGATGCCTACTAGTAGAGAAGGATTAATACCAAATGCACCAGTGTTATCATCAGATGATTTTACTGTATCTTTAATTAATGCACAAGTTAGTAAGTCAGATGCTATAGTACAACTCGTAGATTTAAATAATCAGAAAAATACTGTTCAGGCTACTTTAAGTGAATTGGATGTTTCAATAGCTCAAAGTAGAGAAAGAATACAAACAACTAATTATTCAACTGAGGTTGAGCGAGATGCAGATAAGAATGCATTACAAGGTCTTGTTACCGAGAAAGGGTCTGCGGCAAAACTTTATTCATCAGTAGTTACTGAGATAAGTGCATCTGCAAAAGATAACTCCGTTAAGAGTATATCACCTAAATATAGAGTAAGAGGATTTTGGGCAATGCCACAAGAAAAGTCATTCCCTGCAACTGGTGTTCAGGATATTATAAAATTTCAATATCGTTATAGATATCTTTCTGCAGACGGTGCTGCTAACCCTGTGAGTCAATTTTCATTTACAGATGGCAGTGGTACAAGCCAAGGTGCATTTTCAAATTACATTGTTGTTGATAGTGTAGTAAGACCTAGAATAAAAAATTCAGTAACAGGAGTATATGAATGGGCCCCTATTAATGATGATAATGCTGACTCAGTTAATATTAATCAATTAGACATTCCTATTAGAAAAGGTGAACAGGTAGAAATACAAGTAAAATCCATATCAGAAGCAGGTTGGCCATCTAATCCATTAACAAGTGAATGGAGTGATGCAATAAGAGTTGAGTTCCCAGTTGATTTAAGTTCTGATAATGCAACCGAAGCAGTGTTAGCACAGAACCAAGCAGATTTAGCATTAGTTTTATTGGAAGAAAATTTAGAAGCTATGGGATTACCTACCCATTTAAGTAGTTCATTTACTGCTAATGAAACATACTTTGCGCATTCAACTCCAGTAATAGCTTCAGGATTTTTATCAGAAAATCAAACCCCTATTGATTTATTTACTAAGTTAACAGAAATGCAAAATCAATTAGATTTATTTGCTGAAATTTTAAATAATGCTGTTGGTGAATTAAATACTACATTAGTAGATGATGCAGGAAATACTTTTAGTTTAAGAAGGAATGCAATTACTAATATTTTTGCTGGATTTTATTCACAAGAAGTAGATGGTTTAGATGATCCTAGAGGAGCGATTATAACTAAAACATATTTTATTAATATTGCAAATACTGCACAATCAACATTACAATTAATATCCAGAGTTACTGGAGGTAGAGCAAGGATGGTAAATCAATCTGAAAACCCTTCATATACTCTAAACGATGTATCAAGCGGTAGTACAATTTTACCAGCAACATATTCATGGTTAGATAACAGTGCAGTTAATCAAAAAAATGGTAGAGCTACATACAGGTCTGATGATGTTGATTATAATGTTGTTAGAAAATATGATCTCACACCTATTTTATTAACTAATCCAAATGTAACAGCAGCCACAGCATATGGGCAAACTGTTTCATTGCCACCGTTTCAATCAACACAAAATAAAAATCAGTTTATTTATAGTAGATTTAGCGACGTATCAAATGATGATACTTTTTACAGTTATATAAACCCAAGTGCAACAGCGTACACTCTTAATTTAGATACTATAGAAAATTTCTATAATGTAACAGCTGCTTCTAATGTAGGTAACCCAACTGCTGAATTTATTTGGGGTGGTGGTTTCCTACCATCAGGTTTACCAACAACAAGAGCTTCATATTTTGCAGGGGACAATGTAGTTTCGGTTTCAATTGCTCACCCATGGTTAACAAATTATACTACATATAGAAATGCATACATAGCATTGACTGGTGATACTCAAACCTTACCAGCTAATATACCTGTAGGTGGAATTAATTGTACAACAGGAAACGCTGTACCAGCAAATCCAGGTGTTCCTGATATTAATAGTGGAATAGGAACTGCTGCTGTGTTATTTAGACAGTCTAAGTTTGCACCATTACCATCAAGCAATACCTTTGGTCGTCAGCAAGGAATGTATTTAAATGAAAATGTTACTGACTTGGCTAATCTTACAGTAAGTCTTGGGACAATTAACTTTGATCCACCGTTTAATACTCAGATATTGCAACCTAGTCCATCGCTAACAGTTGCAAATTTAGAAAATCTTTGGGATCCAACTAGTGGTAATTACATTACAGGTGGTTATGATAGAAATTCAAAGTCATCATTTGAAAATTTTGACCAATATACTTTAGGTAAGCAATCATGCGGATCTTATTTATTCATATCTGCTGATAATCATGAAAATATACAAGTAGATGGTGACTCTATTCAATCGTTTGAGAATATTCAATTTGGACAACAGAATTCGATTAGTGTTCCTTTAGTTTTTCAATATAGAATGACTGATTATTTTGGTGTTACAACCGGGAGCGGTTTAGGTAATATTGGAGGTGATTCAACTGGATCTACTGTTAATCTTACATATGCAAAAAGAATAGGTTTTGATTTATTTCCAAATAATTCTGATGTTGTACAATTTGATATTGAAGTTTCAGCTAAGTATAGATCTGATAGATTAAGTATTGATAATTTCCCTAAAGCAACTGTTACAAAAGGACTTAATGATTTAGAAAAGGTAGTGGCAACACTGCAGCCTTCGATAACTCAAACTACCGTAACTCGTGGTGGTGGTGCAACGGGCGGAGGCGGTCGCAAAAACTTCAGTGGTATTGTAGCACCTAACTAATAATCTGTAATTACTTCAGATTTATTTTAACTTTATCTTTGGTGAATAAATAAAAAAAGTGAAAGATAAATGGCTGAACAACTGCTTGATAAAGCATCATATAGTATTATAAGGACAAATCCTAAATTAACAGGGAATGTTAAAGTAGTATCTGATGGAACAGATATTTACTTAGAATCATTTAGTGCCAACACTAGATTGTCTTCTCAAAAATTTAAAGCCTTTAAGGTTGATGGTACTAGTACCTATGACCAAGATGTCTTTAGGTTTTTTGACAGTGGTAAATTCCCAATAGAGGCGGCGTATGAAATATTTCAAGAATTTGAGGATACTGCTGTACTTTCAAATTATAGAAATCAATATGAAATGTTTTATGCAGCAGGTACTAGATCTATTGCATCCGAATCATATTCACAAAGTTTAGGAACACTTGCACCGCTATGGTTAAATGATCAAATGCCTAGTGCCTTTGTAATATTTAGATTAGATGGTCCAGCTGCTGTGAATAATATAAAAGCCTCTACTGAAAATGAAAATGCTACTAATGCACAAACATCTGCTAATTTTTCAAAACAAGTTTTAGAAAATTGTACTGCAATTAAAACCTTTGATTTAACTGAAGGTACTGCGTTAGGATCTTATATTAGAAATTACAGAAATCAAGAAACTTTTCCAGAGGTACCACTTAATATGACATGGAGAAAAGATGAGCCAATTCTTTGGAATGGTATATCTTATAAATATGGAGGCTTTACTAGCAGTGGTAATTTTGCATATAAAGACTTAATAGTAAAAGATTCTACTATTATGCAAGATGATTATTTATTTACACAAGGATTTCAAAATAATGGAATACTTTTAGCTAATCTTTTAAATTTAGAATTTTTATTTGATGATCCAACTGCTGACGAATATTCTATTAACAGATATTTTGGTATGTATGTTAATGAAGTGGAGGAAGGTCAGTTTGATTTATCTGGAGAAGCGTTCTTTAAAAATACAGAAAAAAGCCAACTGCCAAAAATAAAAACTATTACTGAGGTTTCACAATATTTAAATACACCATTTGAAATTACAAATGAAAATGGTATATTATTATTTTTGGATCCAAGTAAGACAACTACTATTACTGGCCTACCGACACCAACTCGTGTTAATGATGTTGAATCTGTTTTTTATGTTAAGGATAAAGATGATGATTTTCATACAATTAAAAAAGGCTCTACTTGGGGAGAAAATCAAATTAGATTATTTGATACAAAGGTAGACGTATCTTTATTTACAGGTTATAAATCACCTGATACTTTTGCAAACGCAAGTATTATTAGTCATCTTGGTTTTGCCCAGGCATATTTAAAAATATTAGATAATGTAGTTGAAGGTTCTCGTATATCTTTATATGATGGAATTAATTTAACAGGAACTATAACTGCTGATAGTACGCTAGCTACAATACCGGGTAAATCATTTGAAAAGTTTTTTAATCCAAACGGAACTATACAGGAAGTTGCACAATCTTTAACATCTGCTATTAATAAAGGCATAAATGAAAATGATAGATTTTTTAATGCTACTTACAATGATAGTACTGTTTACATTAAGTCAAGACTTAGTGGTAGTAGATTTAATCAATTAAAATTTGAAATGGATAGCGCATATCCTGAGCAGTTTGAACAAATAGAATCATACCCACAAACAACCGTTGCAACACCTATGCAAAACTTTGTAGGTGGAAATAATGTAACTGATAGTTTAATAAAAGTTGAACTAGGAGACCAAGATAGATTTGTAAAAGGTAACTTTGTACAAACTACTGGTAATTATGCGGTTATTGGTGATTGGGTACCATACACTGAAGAACCTATATTTGATGGCTTTAATAGAATTATAGGTTATACTGATATTGATAAGTATGCAGTAATAACATGTAATGATAATCAGATAATGATTACACGATCTAATCAAGTTGCGCTATATTCAGATTATAAACCATCATTTGGTAGATTCTCATTTTTTGAAGTAAGAGATTTTGATTTTGATTTTTATAGTACAATGTACAGCCAAGAAGGTGAATTAGATTATGAGTATGCTGAATACAATCAAACCACACCAGGAACTACAACATTAGTAGGAATAAGCACTAATCCGCAAATTAAAGATTTTTATTCTAACGGTGGTTTTTATAATCTTATTGGGTTGCTAAATGACAATGAAAAACAAAACCCTAATGATGAATACATTGCTAGTGAATATATTAGATTAGAAGAAAACTTTTTAACTTCTTTAGCTAGTGTATCAAGAATTGCTCCTTATATTAATAAATGGGCATGGATTAATGATGGTAAAGATGTGAGAAATCACCCATATAGATTAGATGTTAATTTAGCATTTGGTTTAAATAACTTTGCACCATCAAAATGGGATATAGTACAAGAAGCTAGTGGATTTAGCCATGAATGGTATTATCTTTCTGAATTTCCACAATACTTTACACAAGATGCAATTAAGAGTTCATGGAGTTATATTGACACTGCACCAACTGATAGTATAAATCCAAATCCTATCACAGGACAAGTTTTTGTACCAGGAACTTTTCAAGATATTACAAAGAATTATTTTGATGATTATTTTATTGTAGAAAAATTTACAACTGGTGGAATTACTGAAATTGATAGGCAGTTAAGATACGGTAGATTTAATGGAGGAAATGAAAAGAATTTTGCAGAATCATTTTTGCGAGGTGTTAGAATTATTGCAAAAGATAAAGCTATAGGTTCACAGAAACCTGATTTTGACGCAAGATCATTATCATATGTTAGAAACGGTAATTTTAATGATTATCGCTTTTCAGCTATGCTAGTACCTAACTTACCTAATAAACCTGAGAGTCAAATTAAGTTTATTAAAAATGAAAAATGGAAAACTGTTGTTATGTTAATTTCAGTAGACTATGCAGATGAATGCTTAAATAATTCTGGCGATTCTATAATAGATAGAACAACTTTATATTCTTTAAATAGTTCTTTTGTAACAGATGCGACTTGTGCACCAATAACAACTGGAAATCCACCTGAATATGATTATACTGATAACCCGCTGAATGGTGCAATAAGCTTTAATGGATCTAGCTTTAATAATTCAACTGGGCTATTTACAATAAATGGTATTCCAAATAATAATGGCCAAGAAACTGAATTTATTAATGACTTAAGAGTATTAGCAGACGGTTCTTATGGTGATATAAAATTTTCAGTAGGCCTAGATGATTATGTAATTGGTGGTATTCAAAAAGTAATATCATCTAGTCAATTTATATGTACTAAAGTTAGTAAGAACGGTATTCCATACACTTTGCCTAATCCTCTGCCAACACAGTTCCAATTAAGAAACGCATCTTATACAGTTGCAGATAATGGATATCTTCAGTTTGCAAATAGATTAAACGCAGTTAGTTTTGGTCAGATTTTTAATGCAGTTAATCAAGGTAACCCTAATGTAATATATGAAACTATTGCTAAGGACGGTTCACAGGTTAGAAATACTGATGGTACACTGGCTCAAACATTTGGAATAGAACTTAGAGCTCAAACTGATATTCTTAAATCTATTTATGTTGGTGTATTACCAACTCCGGCTAAACCAACTGAATTTAATTTAACTGATGTAGTAGGTTATGATTTATCTTTACAGAAGACTCCTAACATTACACCAATTGCAAGACATGCTGGTTATTATGCACCTTACGCGTTGCCATTACTTTCTTTCAGAGATCCTTATATGAATATAGATTTTGATATTACTGGTAGCAGAGACGATGAGGCATATGAGTTAAAGGTGTTAGAGCTATGTAAATTTAAAAATACACAATTTAATAGTGCGGATCCTACCTTTGGGCAAATACCAAATTTCTTTTATCATAAAATAAATGAGCAAGATCCATCAACAGTATTAGAGCTGTCCAAAGAAAGCGCATTCCCTAGTTTATATCCTCTGATTAATGAGATAGGTATTGACTATAAAGAGTTTTATACATTTTCATCTAACTGGGAACCTTCTTACTTTACCAAAAGTATTGATAAGTCTCAAATAGAAGATGTTATCGGTACAAGATCAATGTTTGAAAGAAAATCATTTTTTGGTTCTAAATATTTAAAAGTTCCAGAGGTTATTATTTTAGAAACATTTGAGCCAGATCCTTTTGTGAAAGCAGCAATAAGACAACCTGATTTAATAGATGGTACATTTATGTATAAAGATACACCAACAGTTACATTAAATAAAAAAGTAATAAATTCAAGATCCGCGTTGAGAACAAGAGCTGTGCAAAATGAAAAACCATTTCTACCAGCTAAAAAATTTACTCGGGAAATTAAGAAGGTTCCATCAACACCTACTATTGAATTTTACTTATTTAATCAAAAAAGATTAATGGAATATTTGTTTACTCCAATTAAAGCTCAATTTGAAAAATATGTTAATAAGTTATATGGGTGGGGTGATTTAGAAACTTTAGATGATGATGTAAATCAATATATTAGAGAAAATATTCTAAAGCTTTACAAAATAGATAAGGTAGAATTTTATACATTAGCAAGTAGAAAAAGAGGAGCATCTACATTTACTACTGCTGAACTAACAGACACAGAGAAAATTGAAAATGGCTTAACTATTAATAATAGTGTATCATCAAAAACCATAAATACAAACCCATTTGATTTAAGGCTAATATATAATAAAAGAACAGGTTTCTCTGAATCATTTGGTTTTAGTGTTACTATAGTTAAAAAATAAACAAAAAGAAATGCCAATTACTATACAAGAAATAATAGCATCAGATACTATTTCACAGTTTGTTGATAAGACCAACTTTAACTTTGATCAATTACTGCTTAATGGTGGCGGGCCCGGTGGTCCTAGTGGTCCTATAGGTCCTACGGGTCCTGGTGGAGGGAGAGGACCTAAAGGTAGTACTTGGTATGAAGATAAATCAACGGTATCACCAGGTTTAACACCTAATGCTGCACCACCTACATCTACGCCGTTTAATAAAGATTATTATTTACAATTTAACGGACAGGTTTGGGAATATAATGGAACTTTAGCCGTTTGGGATATTACCACGATAGATTTACAAGGGCCTGCTGGTGCTGCAGGTGGAGGTGGAGGATTTGGTTTAACTGTAGGTTCACCTATTATAAATCAATCAAACATAAGGTATAATGGACCGATAGGTCTTAATGATGGCGCAAATGCTACGAATGAAGGTGTTCCTTCTGTATTAATAGGTGGTGTTGGTTCAAATGCAGTTTCGTTGGCTGGAATTCCTCTTACTGCAGCTTATATTGTACCTAATGATATTATTGTTGCCAGCAGTTCTCCTGAAACTTCGCTATTAATTCATCAAAAAAATTCTCAAACTAAAGGTATTGTGTTTCATGGTGGTGTAGACATAGGAAGTGGTGATAATTTTGAACAAATCGACCCTACTCAACTAAGTAATATTGGAATATCTGTTGATGATACTTTAGTGCTAAATGTTCCAAAGGTTCCACCAACTAACCCTACTACACAAAGTGAATTTATGGGTTTTCAAGCATTAACCCCAAACAGATCTCAACAATTTTTTGCAGGTTCTGATATATCAATACAAAGTGGAACAGGTTCTCAGAGTATTGGTTTTGCTGGGCAACATTCAAACATTGAAATTAATGTTGGAACAGGTGGAACCCAAGGTGTTGGAAGTTTATTCAGAACATTAACACAAGGTAGTATAAGTACTACATTATTAGAGGCTGGTAATACTACACAAATTGCATTAGTCACAAACCAAGCATTACAAACTGGTAATTGGCAAGTACAGGCAGGGGAAATTAGAATGGTTAGTTCAACAACAAAGGATCTTTCATTATATTCAGGTGGTGATCTTAGATTAAATACTTTAGATGCTGGTGGTTCTAACGCAGGTACTGGTGATATTAGATTAGATACTGGCTCTGGTAGTATTTTTATGGTTTGTAAACCAACCGCTGGTGGCGTTATTTATGGTTCAGGAAAAGATGTTTTATTAAGTGGTGAGGATGAGGTGAGTATATTCGCTGGTGATAATATGGTACTGCGTGCATCAGATGATATGACAATAAAAGTTGATGATGGTAATATGGTTATCGCACAACAGGCAAATTTTAATGATGGTACAACACTAGGCAGAAATATTGACATACAAAACAGAGGGGTAGCCGACACTATTAGTTCACAGGGTACAGCCGTACAAAGAGTAGGGCGCATAACAGCTAAAAATTACACGCAAATAATATTAGCTCATTACGGACAAGATGTAGAGCAACGTAGTATGCCAAGTATAGTAATAGACCAAAATTATTCAGCTGCAAATTCAATAAAAGTATTTCCTCATACTAGATTTGTTGGTCAGCAAACATGGCAGCGTGATGCATTTGGTAGCGCAGATAATACTGGTGGGATTTTATATCCGGAAGGAGATTCACCTGCACAATACAATGCGCTTGACGGTCTTGTGACTAACCAAAAGAACTTTAGACAAACTGGAAATAGTAACTTAGATGGAATAAGCCCAGGTGTAGCTTATGAACTTTGGTCAGGAGGTGTGCAAACATCTGGAAGAAATGATGCTGTTGACGCAGGTACAATTAAGATATTTCAAGGAAATGAATTACCTAATTCAGCGTTAGTCAATGATCCTTGGTTTGTAGTAGGTCAGTCACAATATGCATGGGATAGTTCATTAACACTAGCTGTTAGGGATAACCCTAATAATTCTTCCTCAACTAAGCAGTTCTTTTCTACTAATTCAAATAAAACCGCAATAGGAAACCCACTTGTATTAAATAGAACACAAGACTACACGTATCATGCAGGAGGAGGTCCAACATCTGATGGAAATACAAGACCATTAGCTGAGACTAATTTTCAGATACCTTCAGGTAGCAATACTGCGATGTCTGGGAATTTTCCAATCTGGGGTTTTGATTATAGAAATGATACAAAACCGGTCTCAAATCAGCCATCCACTTTAGGCATGCCAACAACCGCAGATTTAACATCACCAATAATAACTTTAAAATATGGAATAGGTGTTGGAAAATTGATAAATCTAACCGATATAAATTCATGGTATAACCCAGGGGTTGATAATAGTTTTATATTTCCGACAGGAATGTATCCAGGACAACGTATTGTACTTATAATTGAAAATTATGCTATGGCTGGGTTAGACTTGGAGACTGGCGCTTCAAACCTAGGTGTTGTATTTTATGGTAAGATAAGAATAAATATACCGACTAATAGAAAATCTACTAGTGAAGCTGGATTAACTTCAGCTAATTGGTATTATGATGGCGGTGTAGATACCAATGCAGACTATCAACCATCTGATGGGTGGCCAGTTACTAATGCTAGGAGAGGTTATGAGCAAGTAGTAAATGACACTAGCAACGTCACTGGAGTTAACGCGTGGAGCATGGCTAGTAACTGTGTAACAAAAATAACAATGGTAGAAATGATATGGGATGGTTCTGTTACTAAGACATGGGGCTCAACAGCTAATTTGAATTTTAATCAACCAAATCCCGGCAGTCCTTATAGCCCAATCAATACACTTGGCGAAGTCTGGACACAGGCAGGATGGCGTATTTTAAATGAAGGTTCAAAATTTAGTAATAAAGTTACTGATGGCACTTATGGTAGAAATACATGGCAACCGTTTCCATAATTAATAAAATATTAATATTAAATTTAATAAAATGACAAAGAAAGAAATAAAAGATTTAAATAGTTTTATAAGTAGATATAGGGAAATTCAACTTTCATTAGATCTAATGCAAAAGAGCATTCAAAGTTTAGCAAAAAAACGAGACGACCTCTTCCTAGAAGTAGATGCCATGAAAGTTAAAGAAACTAAGTTTATTAAAAAAATTGCAAAAAAATATGGAGCTGCAGAGGTAACACCTAATAAGCTACTTAAGTATATAGAATAATGATATTAATTATTAAAAATATTCTTGGTATTCTGACAGACCCAAAGAACACGAGAATGTTTTTACTGGGTGGTATTGTAGTGTTGTTATTTTTATTAGTTAGACAATGCAATGAAACCGAATATGCAAAGGGAGAAGTAACTAGGTTTCAGAATAATTTAGTTGCAGCTAATGATACTATACAAAATTATGTAAATGAGAAAGGTGAAGCTGTTGGCGAAATCAAGGGATTAAGTTTATCTTTAGAGGAGTTAAGAGATAGTCTAGATTATGAACAAGGAAGGCCGCCTATTACTATTGTTAAATATAAAACTATAATAGAAGAAAAGATTATTGAAGTACCAGTTAAAACTAAAGATACTTTAATAAAGCAAGGCAAAGAAAGTTTTAATTCCATGCTAAGCTTTACTTCATTAAATAATTGGCAAAAAAGCTCAAGATCTATAGATGTAGATTTACCTTATAGTTTTACAGATAGTTTAACTTTTGGATCTGCAACAATTGGACTTAAGCAAAATATATGGTTAGATGCTACGCTGTCACAAGACATGGCGTCAAAAGAAATTTTTATTAAATTAACTTCTGATTACCCAGGAACTACATTTAATAATACACAAGGAATAATGATTGATCAAAAAAGCTCTGAATTTAAAAGCCTTCAGTTGCAAAATAGAAAGCCATTTGGTTTAGGAGTTAATATAGGAATGGGAATAACTGGTGATGGTACATTTGGCCCGTATATAGGACTGGGTATTTCCTGGAATCCAAAGCTTTTACAATGGTAAATAAATAGAATAGAATGGAATCATCAAGGTTTATACAAATATCGGAAAACATACTTATAGAATATATCTATACTAGTCAGACTGCGCCAACAACTTTTAACACTGGAACTTATCCAATAGAGTTAATGAGAGACAGTCAAACTAAGGGTACTTATTTATTTAATACGAATGTAGACGATTCACCAGCAGTACCACAGTTGTGGACTGAACAAGGAAATTATCGAGATAGATCAGCAGTCAGTAATAATATTAATAAGACACAGTATGTTTCTTTAAATACTAGCATAGGAGTTCCTTACAATGATTCAGTAAATTTTTTAACTGATACAGTAAACCTTCAGCAAACATTTAATCCTGAGCTTGATGTTGTATATGATACTGTAAGAGTTCATTTTGTAGCAGGATTTAATTTTGCAGGATATGATGGTTTAGTTGCTGAAGTGTTAGCACCTAGGAGAGATGGTGTAATGCTTAACTTTGCATCAGTAAATTTTAATAAGTTAGATACACCAACATTTAATGCAGACCCTTTACTATTAGCTGATAAATTATATGCAACCTATATTGAATGGAAAATACCATCTTTATTTTATGCTAATAATTTATTTGATGTGGCTGACCCAAATGGTTTAGCATATAAGATAACAGAAGGGCAAGGTTTTTTACCGTCACCACCAATCACTTTAAGAATTAGTGGAATTTATGAAACTATTATACAAAATGCATATTCTTTTTATCAGATGCAGGAAATTAATTCCGTATCAATATTAAGTAGAGATATCTATGATAATTTATATGCACAGGTAATTCAATCAACAGCTGGAGATTACTTTGAATTATCAGGAGAAGTTACAGGTTCTACTTTTGCTGATTTTATTGCAAGATTAAATGCCACAGGTGGGCAGTATGTAGTATTTCATGAAATAAGTGTAACAGAACAAATAGGAACAGTGTTTACGCAAACAAGTTTTCAGGTAATTTCACAGACTCAAGATTTTGATGAACCTATATTATTTAGACCAATTATTAAAAATGCAAACTCTGCAATTTCTTTTTCAATTAATTATGTATTACGACTATATAATAAATTTGATGCTACACAGATAATTAAAAATGCTAAGTTAACTTCATTTCAACCTCAGCAGTATGGAAGACAAATGATACAACTTAATTTAGGTGTTGTGCCTACTGTTGCTAATGTATACAATCAAATTAGTAATGATAATGGCAAACAAATTGTAGTTGGTACAGAAACTCCTGCTGATAATAAAGCAAACACATCTGAGCAAATAGCAGAGAAGCTAGTTGTAAAAACAAAATATGTAACTTCATTTAGAGATAGGTTAAATATTAAAGCTGCTATATCACCAGTTAAAGTTCAAACAATAACAGATGAAACTATACCTAGACCTAGTTTCGGTACAGTTGATAACAGTGCTAAAAAAGCTAGATTTGAATTTAAGTCTAAACCAAAAACAAAATAATTCATGAGAATTAATACTAATATAGCTGTAACTAAAACTCAAAAGGAATATTTCCAAAAGTTTGTTAACTTATCAGTTAAGGAAGAGCCATTACCACAAGGTGACGGTATAATTAGAATATCGCCTTTTGATGATTATTTTCTTTTTACTTTATTTGATGAAGTAGAGGGAGAAGACACACCTATTGATCTGAGTAATGTAGGTGACATTTATATTAACTTTATTGGCACAACTGATGAGATAGATGTTAAAAATCATACGCAAGTTGCCGAGGTTGATTTATCACAAGGCCAGGTTTTATTTAAAATAACTAAATCAGATAGCAAGAAAATCATAGCATTAGATAATAACAATTTTTATATTTCAACAAAAATGATTAGTGCATTAGACGATTCTATTTCTGATGAGTCTATTCTATACCAAGGACTATGGTTAGCTTTTAATGATGCAAGTAGATTGTCATTAACTTCTAAAATAGAAGAACAGAGAATAGCATATAGCGAAGAATTGGCTAGATTAAAAGAAGAAATAAATGCATGTAATAAAGACAATAAAGAATTATTAAATTCTGCAAGTGAAGACAACTTAACAATACAGGCATTACAGAATAGTAATGATGAATTAACAAATGAACTTGCAAGACTAAGTGCAGACTTATCATCTACAGAAATTGCATTAGCTAACAGAAATGCAAAAGAAGCACAAAGGTTAGCAGAATTAAACAAAACAAAAAGACAACAAATAAGAGCAATAAATGAAAATGCAGTAACCGCTCAGACTGGTGCAGTTAAACCAGAGTTTTACCAACAAGCCGCTAAAAATTTACAGAATTTTACTACTGATGCTAATCCTGTAACAATACGAGAATCCGTAGATAGGGGTAGGGGTAGAGAAAATTTCCAAAGAGAAAGAGATAATGGTTTTGATCAATTTTAAAAACACATATTAATATATTATGATATTAAGCGCTAGAAATAACCAATTTAAGTTTGATTTTCCTAGGAATTTTATACCTAAACCAATTGCAGAAAAATATAAACCTTTTCTTACAAGAATTCCAGGAGGGCTAATTAAAGAGCCTATTGATTATTGGAACTATGGAATTCAGTCTATTAATTTACCTGGGCCATCTTTTGATCCAGTAACACAGACTGATTATCCTGGTAATACTAGAGCATTTAGATCAAGTTTACCAAAGCAACAGCTATTTGATAAATCTATGACTGTTACTATGCAAGCATTTGATGGTTATGTAAATTATTGGATGGCTGTTGAAATGTTTGATTATTACTATAAGCTAAGTGGTAAACATCCATATTTACCAGAAGGAGTTGGAGTACAAATGTTAGATGCAGAAGGAACTGTTTTTGTAACTGTGCAATTAAAAGATATGTTTATTTCAAATATAGGTGCGTTAGATTTAAACTTTTCAAGTAACACTGTTGAATTCCAGACATTTGATATGGAGTTTAGTTATAATGTCTTAGATGTTGTAGTTAATGTAACCTAATATATAAACAAATAAAGAACCTAAATGAAAACCTTTAAAGATTATTTAACTGAAAATGAAACTTCGCTAATTGATATACAAAGTATATTAAATGAATCTCATGAACTAACTGAAGAACAAGATGCTGCAATAGATTTTGCAGTAGAAAGAATTCTTGAAGCTCAGAAGGAAGGTAAGAATTTAGAAGACTGCGTTGAAGAAATAATTAATGAAGGTATCCTAGGAAGTATATTTGGTGGTTTAACTGGTTTTGCATTAGGAAAGACTATAGGTAAAGCAGTAGCTAAAGTATTAGGTGTTACTAAAGGTGCTCTTTATGATTTATTAACCTCACGTCTTGTAGGTGCTGCGCTTGGTGCAGTTATCGGCAAGAGAATATAAACATAATGATTAATATAGGAATTGACTTTTCACTAAATAGTCCAGGAGTCTGTGTAGAAACAGAAGATGGCAAATATCACTTTATAACTTTTTTTAATTACGGAAATCGTATATGGGATGAAGAAGGTAAAAAAATACCAAAAGCATTCAGTGTACATAAAGAATTAATGGATGATTCTGCAATGTTAGGATTTCCTTATAATAGAGATGTAACAAGTAAAGAGTTTTTACCTAGAGAACGCCAAAAACTACAAGACGCTGGAAATATAAGTTCTTTAATGGTAAATATTTTCTCAACACTATTTGAAGGTGATAAAGTATCAGTTGCATTAGAAGGATTTTCATATGGTTCAAAGGGAAATTCATTCATAGACATTATTCAGTATAATACATTTTTAAGAAAGGAACTAATAGATAAGTACTCTATAGAAAATTTATCTGTCTTTCAACCTTCTCATGTAAAGAAATTAGCTGGTAAAGGAAATGCAAACAAACATTATATGGCTAAAGCATTCCAAGATGATGTCCTTAATGATAAGAACTTAAGATCTACTAAATTATGGAAATGGACACAAGGAAAGGACTTCAGCATTAAAATTCCTAAACCTATCGACGATATCATTGATGCCTACTTTATACTTAAAGCAATAAAGGCTAACAACTAGATACTTTTCTAACTAAATACAGATAAAAATTATATTGCAACATGTGGAGTTTGTTTCAGCTTTACACTAATTAAATTTAAAATAATATGATAAAACCATTAGGAGATAGAATATTCTTAAAAAAAGATAAGCCAATTGAGAAGATTGGAAACATAATTATACCAAAAGAAGAGGGCATGCATGCACCTCCATACTCAGGTACAATCACAGCAGTAGGTATAGACGTAGAAGACAAAGAATATCAAATAGGCAAAAGAGTTATATTTCATGACTTTGCTGGCACGGAACTAATGTTTGATGGTGAAACTGTATTTAGTTTACGTGAAGAAGATATAACTGCAATAATAATAGATAATAATATTCAAATAAGCTGAAACAAACTCACCTAATGAATATATAATAAACAAAGGAATCAATAATTTATTGGTAACTTTTAAACTGGCGATAACAAGGCAAAATAAATAGGCAATTAAAAAAGTAGTTTAGGCATCGAGCTTTGTTATCATTTTTAAACAATTAAATAATAACAAAAAAAAGGCAATTAACATGGCAAATGAATTCGACATTTTTAACGTAAGTGTAAAAGATTTAGACACTGGTGAAAGACCATCTACTGCAGGTAGTGATCTTTATTCACCTAAACCAGATCAAGGACAGGACGGAACTTACCGTTCTTTAATTAGGTTTCTACCTAATGCTAAAAACCCAAGAAAACCATTCGAACGCAAGTATGTATACTGGCTAGAAGACAGAGAAGGAAACGGCTTTTATGCTGACTCCCCATCAACAGTTGGAGAAAAAGATCCTATCCAGGATATGTTCTTTAAACTAAGAAACTCTGAATCTGCAGTAGACAAAAAGATGTCAGAAGGTTTAAAGCGTAGAGAAGTATTTTACGCATTGGTACAAATCGTAAAGGATCCACAAAACAGAGATCTTGAAGGGCAAGTTAAAATCATGAAGTTTGGTTATAAAATCAAAACTAAAATTGATGAGGAGTTAAATCCGCAATTTGATGAACCTACACAAGTATTTGATCCATTTGAAGGAAAGAACTTTGAATTAGTAATTTCTAAAAAAGCAGGGTTCCCTAATTATGACTCAAGTAAATTCCACGGAAATAAATCTCCAATGACAATTGAAGGTGAAGCAGTATCTAATGATGATGCAAGCCGTAAATTAATTTTAGATTTATTAAAGGATGCTCCTGATTTATCAAGTTGGGGTTATAAAGCATGGGATGATGTAGTAAGAGGAAAGGTAATGAATGTATTATCTCAATTTACATCTCCTGGTGATTCAATCCAAAACATAACAAGATCAAAGCCTGCACCAGTTAACACTGAGGCAACTAAGGCTGCTGCTGTAATAGCAACCACTGAATCAAAAACTGAAACTCAACCTGCCGAAAGCACTGAGAAAAAAGAAGATTTTGATGATTTTATTAATGGGTTAGATCTTTAATAATTATGGCAGAAGAAGTAATAATATCTTCTGAAATGAAAGCTCGGATCATTGATAAGGTGGTCCGAGTTCTTCATACTAACCATTCTCATCCAGAAAAAAGAAGATTATTGGAGAGTAAAGGCAGATTAAATTTTGCATGCCCTTACTGTGGCGATTCCACTGATAATGTTAGAAAGAAAAGAGGTAACCTTTATTGGAATGATTTATTCTTTCATTGTTATAACTGTTCTGCTCATGCATCATTAGATGTTTTCTTAGCAGAGCATAACCAAAATTTTGAAGGTGATGATAGGATTGATGTAATTAATTATATTAAAGAAAATCGCAAACATTTTTCATTAGGTGAAAATTTAGACTTTTATCTTTTTGACAAAGCTAAAGAACTTGCATTAACTTTTGATGAATTAGCACTAGGCTTTAATGTATATCCAATTAATACCCTTACTTATCAAGCATATCCATATTTAAAAAGTAGATTACTTCATCATAAGACTGAACGATTTGCTTTTGATCCTAGGCGTAGAGAACTGTATGTTTTTAATTTAACGCCCGAAGGAAAAATATTAGGATTTCAGACTAGAGATTTAGGTGGTAGTGGTGGTCCTAAATATAAGACATGGAATATTGAAAGAATATATGATAGATTAAAGTTACCATTAGATGTTACTGAAGAGGAACTAGATAATTTAAATAAAATATCAATGTTGTTTGGTATTTTAACTGTTGATATGGCTAGAGATTTTTCAATATTTGAAGGTCCTATTGATGCAATGTTTATGAATAATTCAATAGGCTTAACTGGTGTTAAGAAACAAATAATAGAATTTAATGAAATACCTACAGCAAGATACTTCTTTGATAATGATATGGAAGGTAAGACTCGGATGATTGAAAAATTAAAAGGTGGTCAAACTGTTTTTATGTGGGATAAGTTTATAAAGGATTTTAATATACCAGCAAGAAAAGTAAAAGATTTAAATGATTTAGTAAAATGGGAGTATACTAATCGAACAGGCTGCTTAAGCGACTTGGATAAATATTTTACAAATAACTCATTAGATATTATTTTCATATGATGAGTTTAAAAAATTATAGTAATTTTGTGACTGAAGAAATAGATGACTTTCATAAAGATTTAGAAACAAGTAATAAAAAGATTAGGTTTTTTGCTAAATTTGATAAATCAGATTTAAAAGAAGTTAAAACTAATTTTTCTATACCTGAGCCTAAGAAAAGATTTCAACCTAAAATAAAGAGTTTTAAAAAGATTAATAATGATAAAGGTATATTTTAATGGAGTACAATGATACAGCAACAGGTGAGGCTAATGAAGAACTGGCAAAGAGGCTAGCATCTGATCGTAATGATTGGAAGCTTAAGGTAACTAACTTAGTTGGTCTGCTAAAAGAAATGTCTAATTTAGCAGAATGCCAAGTGCTAATGTTATCTTATAGACAAATCTTATTAGATAAAATCACAGACTTTAAAACAACTAAACATAAAAGACAAGCTGCATATGACCGATACTATAAACTTAAGTATAGGGAGTATTCTATTGACTATGATGTTAAACTAACAAGCGGTGAAAAGGTTGCATTTATTAAAGCCGATTTAAGCCACTTAAGAACTCAAATGGAAATGTTACAATCTCACATGGATTATTATCAAGAATGTATAAAGACTTGTGATAACTTAGCATTTGCAATTCGTAACCGAATTAACCTAGACGACAAAGAATATTAATGGAATTATCTCTATCCGAAAATAAAAAGTTTTTAGTTATTGATTCTTGTACTGAATTAGAGTATGAGCAATTAAAAAGTAGCTTGACTAAAAAAATTGAAGGGTGGAGATTTCATCCTTTGGTTAAGAAGAAAGTATGGGATGGTAATGTATCCTTTGTAAAAAGAAATAAAATTCCAGCCGGTTTATGGAAGGAATTATTAGATATATGTAAAGATTACGATTTACCAATTTCTTTAAATGGTATAACTGAAATTTTTGATACTGATATTAAAGAAGATGAATTTCGAGAATGGGTAGCTAAAATATTTTTAAATCAACCAGACTTTAAACCTAGAGAATATCAAATTGACGCAGCATTTAAAATTTTAAAGTATAGAAGATGTTTAGCTGAGTTAGCAACATCTGCCGGTAAAACTTTAATATCATTTATGGTTGTTGCTTACATGATGGATAAATTAGGAAAGAAAAAGCTCTTAATGATTGTACCTAATGTAAATTTAGTTTTACAAGCAACTGGTGATTTTGATGAATACAATAAATGTGGTATTCCATTAAAGACTCAACAAATATATGCTGGTGCAAAAATAAGAAAAAGCTCTAACCTAGTAATTGGAACTTATCAATCATTGGTTAAAAAAGATGAAGAATACTTTAGTCAATTTGATGCAGTATTTGTAGACGAAACACATAAAGCAAAAGCTAATTCTATTCAAAAGATTATGGATAAGTGTTGGCATTGTGATTTCAGATTTGGTTTAAGTGGAACTATTCCTAAGAAAGGAACTGTTAATAGATTAAGCCTAATGTCTGCTATGGGTCCTTTGGTTACTCAAGTAAAAGCAAATCAATTACAAGAGGCTGGGTTTATTGCAAGCTGTAAAGTTATGCAACTCCACATGGATTATGCAACCCCTGCACAAAAAGAATCATTTTCTTTTCTTTCAAAAAATCCACAAGATAGGCAAAAGCTATTTAGTTTAGAACAAAACTTTATTAATCAAAGCGAAAAAAGATTAGACTTTGTCTGCCAAGTAATTAAAAAATCAACATCAAACTCTTTAGTTCTATTTCATAAGATTGCATACGGAGAAAAGATTTATCAAAAATTAAGGCAAATAACTGACAAGAAAGTTTACTATGTAGACGGTTCAGTTAATGTAGATATTAGAGAAGAATTTAAAAGTAGAATGGAAAAAAATGATGATGTTATTATTGTAGCATCATACGGAACCTTTTCTACCGGTATTTCAATTAAAAACATACATAATATCTTTTTTACCGAAAGTTTTAAGTCTGAAGTAATTATTAGACAAAGTATTGGTAGAGGATTAAGAAAGCATGCATCAAAGGACGTCGTTAAAATATATGACTTTATTGATGATTTTAGGTATAAAGACGCAGACCATGACTGGGTTAACTATATCTACCGCCACGGTATTGCAAGGCGGACAATATATAAAGAAGAGAAGTTTCCGTTTGAAGTTCAGAATATAAGATTCTAATACATAATATCTTTTCTCAAGAGCATGGATATATAAAAAAAATAAAAATAACTAACATGAAGTCAATCAAAAAGTTTTCTGCAATGTCTGCTAAAGATCAACCGATCACAGAATCTGCGAAAGTAACAAAAGAGGCTGTTGATGAATTGATCAAAAAGATTGGTTTTAACAGTATAGATGAGCTAAAGAAAGAAAAGGATTTACTTTCTAAGCTTGAGGCAATGTCTAAGACATTTGCAAAAAGTAACGATATATCTGAGGATGAAATCGAAGAAGATAGAACCGAAGATATAGAGGATGAAATGAAGGCTAAAGGATCTCCGAAGTCTTTGGAAGGTGCTGAAGATAAAGGCAGCGACGAAGAAGTAGTCGATGCTGAAGTTGAAGAAGTAGAAGAAGAAGTCGAAGATGACTTAGTTTCTGATGAACAAGAAATCACAAAGGAAGTTCCTGCTGAAGCAGAAGAAGTAGAGGATGAAGGTGGTGTTGATGTTGCATCTGAAGAAGAGGAAACTCCAAAAGCTACTAAAAGAATTATGGCTTTCGAAGATTTTATTAAAGAAAAAGAAACTACTGTTAATAAGAATATAAATTATCGTGATGATAATGAAGAAGAGGAAGATTACGCAGTACCGGTTGCTGCCTCTGCTGATCCTCTTGCCGAAGGTGCTGAATCTAAAGGTAAAGAAGATGAAAAAGAAGGTGATGAGCTAGAAGATAAAGGAGATAAGAAAGTTGATTCTGAAGATGATAAAGAAAAAGCAGACCATTATAAAGGAGCTGTTAAATCTGATGATAAACAAATCGATGCTTTAAAGAAAGATGCAGAATACGATAAAGAAGAAGAAGAAAAGAATGAATCTACTATTATGGATTTTGCAAGTTTTGTAAATGAAGCTTATGACAAAGTTGTATTTGGTGGAAACAAAGGAGATAAGTCTAAAACTAAAGAAGATGAAGAAGACTTTGAAGATGAAGATAAAAAAGATGAAGCATATGATGTAGTAACTTTAGGTGGTAATAAAGGCGATAAGTCTAAAACCAAAAAAGGTGAAGAAGATTATGAAGATGAAAAAGATGAATCAGTTGAAGAAGATCGTGCTGAAGATATCGAAGATGAAGTAAATGCAAAAGGTAAACCTAAATCTGTTAAAGAAGGTGTTGCTGAAGTAATTACTAAAATTGAAGGTGATGAAATTGCTGATGAAGAAGCAGGTGCTGATGGTATCGCTATTCCTGCAATGAAAGGTGATGGTTCTGAAACTGCTGCTGGGATTGCTGGTGATATAATGAATAAAGGTAAAGTTAAAAACTTATCTGCAATGGCTGGTAAATTAGTTACACCAGATCAAAAGGTTACTGAAGTAATTCCTGATGAAGCAAACGATGTATCTGAAGATGGTATTGAAATTCCATTAGTTAAAGAAGAAGTATTCGCTGATGATTCAATTGCTGATAAATTTAGAAAAATTGCTACTAATAAATTAGGTAAGGTAAACGAAGCTGAAATTACTTCTGCTGATCAATTTAAAGAATATGCAATGAAAATGTTAAAAGATGCATTCGGTGCTGATTTTGATGAAGCTAAAGCTACTGAAGTTGCTGATGGTTTAATTTCTAAGTATGGTGAAGATTACGGCGCAATGGTTGGAGCTTTACAATCTACTATGGGATCATAACACATTAAATCAAAAATATAAAAACAAAAATTATGAAAAGTATACTAAAATTTTCAGAATTTGTAAATGAAAATTTAAATGAAGAATCATTTGCGGATTTTAACAAGTCTTCTGGTTTTAAAATGGATTCTAAAGCTAAAAGTACATTAAAAAAATTAAATGTAAATCCTACAAAGTTAAAGGATGCATTTGATGATTACAGTAAAATCATGAAATACTTAGATTCCAATGGTAAAAAGATTGGTACTGTATCAATACCTAACCCAGGAAGTAAATCAAATCCTGAATTTATGTATACTGTTTATGATACTGATATGTATGGCAAAGTATTAACAGGCGATGGAGATTCAGTATTTATTGAAATGGTAAAGGAATCACTTAATGAAAAGTTTACATTTGCCGATGCGGTTGAAACTGCAGGTGATGATGTAAAGAAAAATGAAAAAGGTATTGCTTCTGCACTTAAGGCACTTAAGGCTAAGAGCGGTAGTGATATTATGATCATGACAGATACCACAGAAGACGATGGTTTATTTGATGCAATTAAAGGTATGAAAGAACTTCCTGTAAATTCTACTATTTATGATAAAGCATATGTTGGTAAATACAAAGGTAAAGACGTTGTTGTATTTGATGGCGGTGAAGATTTATTTGCTTATACAAAATAATTAAAACATGAAACATATAAAATTGTTTGAACAATGGCTGACTGACAAAAGTCAGCCATTTTTGTTTGAAGGTGGTGCTGCTGGTCATATGCAACATCCATTTGATAATAAAGATTTAACATTTGGAGATTTCAAAGCAATGGTTGACGCTGGGCTTAGGGGTCAATTAAACTTTGAAGAAGATCCTACAGAAAAAACTGATGGTCAAAACTTGTTTGTAACTATTCAAGATGGTAAAGTAAAATTTGCTAGGAATAAAGGCCAAATGCAACACCCGTTAGATCTTAATGGTATTATTGGTATGTTTACTGGCCATGCATCAAAATTAGTTGAAGATACTTATATCTTTGCTGCTAGAGATTTAGATAAATTATTAATGAATCTTTCACCAGCAGATCAAGAAAAGTATTTTAAGAATGGAAAAGATTTTATGAATATGGAATTAATCTATTCATTAAATCCAAATGTTATTCATTATGATACTGATGTTATACAATTTCATGGAATAAAAGAAACAGACGGTAAAGGTAATATCATAGGTACAAACAATAAACCTGCTAAAGAAATAACAAGTATACTTCAAAAAGTAAAAGCTGATATTGGTAAAACATTTAAAATTATACCTCCTAAAGTAATTCAATTACAAAAAGATTTAGACTTTACTGTAAATAAGAAAAGGTTTATTAATCAAGTTAATGCTTTAGAAAAAAGATATGGTTTAAACGACGGTGATGAAGTTTCAAGGTATCATGAAATGTGGTGGAGAGAATTAATAGATAAAGAATTTCCAACTCTATCTCAGGACGTTAAAGAAGGTTTACTTAGAAGATGGGCATACGGTGATAAGAAGAGTTTAAACATGAGATCTTTAGCTAAACAAGTTGGTCCTAAGGAAGCTGCACTAGTTAAGAAGTTTGATAAAGAAGATGTTGCTAAAAAGTATAAAGAAAACATTAGACCATTTGAAGATCTGTTTTTAGAGCTAGGTTCTATCATTATGAAAAATGCTTCTAACTTTTTAGCAGCTAACCCAACGGCTGAAGCACAAAGG